CCGACGGGGCGAGCGAGGGACCGGCCAGAGAGAGCGCCCCGGCGCCGGCCACGCGGCGGGCCATCTGGCCCATGGCGCGCAAGGGCTGCGCGGTGCCGCCGGTAATGCCCTGACCAAGGCCGGTGGTGATGTGGCCGCCCATCTCCATCATCAGGCGGGAAGGGCTTTTGATGCCGAAATAGTTGCGGAACGCGGTCATCCCTGCCTGGGCGATTTCGAGCAGGCGCGAGGCAAGGCGTCCGGGGATCAGGGCGTTGAGCAGGCCGTCCATCATCATGCCGCCGATCGCGCGCATCCACGCGGGCGCGCCGTCCCATACAGCCTTGATCGAGGCCCAGGTGCGCTGGAAGAACCCGGTGATCGCGCCCCAATGGCTGTAGATCACATAGGCGAGCGCTGCGAAAACGGCGCCGATCACGATGGGCCAGAGACCGATGGCACCAATGATCGGGGCCAGTACCGCAAATGCGGCGCGGACCATCATGAAGCCGTTGCGCAGCGTGGCGAGGCCCGAGAGCACCGACCCGAACCCAAATTGCAGCGCGCCCAGCGCCATGCGGCCCGCGATAAAGGCGCTGGCCAGCGTCATGATCTGCCCCGCCAGTTCGGGATTGGCCTGCGCCCAGCTGGAAATGGCCAAGACGCCGGTGTTCACCCATCCGAAGAACCGCGTGACGGATGGGAGCAGTGTAGTCTCCAGGGTGATGGAAAGCGTGCTCATCGCGGCGGTGAAGCTTTGCCATGCGACGGCAGCATCGAGCGCCTCGCGCTGGGCGAAGGCGGCCTGAACCGTGCCGCCGCTCTTGCCCAGATCGGCCCTGATCTTGCGATAATCGCCCATGTTGAGGATCAGGGTGCGCAGGGCCGACTGGGCCTGCATGTCCTCGACCACCAAGCCCAGCTTGGACAAGTCGCCGCCGGTGGCCTTTTGGGTGATCGCGGCCAGAGCCTCCATCGGGGTCTTGCCCTGGGCATAGGCGGCCTTGAGCGCGGCGGGCAGGTCGACACCGAAGTTCTTGGCGAAGGCCCGTGTGACGGTGGGCGAGTTGATCTTGGCCAGCAGGTTGGCGATGTTGGTGGCCGCTTCCTCGCTGGTGCCCGCGCCGCGCCGGGCGATTTCGAGGGCGGCGGTCAGATCGGCCACGGCGCCAAGGCCCGACTGGCCCAGCGCCTGGGCCTGCGCGGTGAGGCTGGGGAAGTAGCGGGCCATGTCCCTGACCTCGAACGCGCCCACGTTGCCGCCCGCCGCCATGATATCGAGCGCCTTGCCGGTGTCGCCCAGTCCGACCTTGAGGTTTTGCAGGTTGGCCGAGGCCGCCGCCGCGCCATCGGCGATGTCGACCTTCATCGCCGTGCCCAGACGGCCAATGGGGCCGATCATCTGCATGGCCTCGCGCGGGTCGATGCCGAAGCCCGAGAGCGCATCGACGCCCTGGCGCATGGCCTCGGGCATCTGGTGCGCGGCCTGCGCGGCGCGCAGGATGCCCTGGGCCATGGCGTTGGTCTGGTCCTGCGACAGGTTCGCCTTCTGGGCGATGTCGACCATGCCCGAGGAGAAATCCATCGCGGCCTTGCCCGCCAGAATCAGCGGGGCGGCCATGGCGGCCCCGCCGAGTACATTGTCGGTTCCAGCGCTGCGCAGGGCCGCGCCGCGCTGGTCGATCCGGTTGGTATCGGCATGAAAGGCGTTGAGCGCCTTCTGCCGGTCGATCTGGGCGTTCACCTTTTCGAGCTGGGCAGCCAGATCCTTTTGCTGGTCGATCAGCGGGGCGACGTTGTCTGTGGTCTTGCCGATCTGTTTGTCGAGATTGGCCATTTCCTTCTTGAGGTTGTTGGCCTGTTTGAACATGCCCTTGAGGGCCTGATCGCCGTTGCGCCCCAGGCCGATCAGGTTCCTGATCGCGCCCGAGAGCTTGTCGTTGCCGGTGAACGAGACGATCAGCGAGAGCCGGTTGTCGGCCAAGGGGTTACTCCGGGTTGTTCATGCGGTTCCACACCGCCACGGCACGGCGGCGCCAGTCGATCAGTTCGGCAAGCTCCATTCGGATGAGTTCCGAGAGCGGCCAGTGGAAGACGGCGGCGATATCGGCGATCAGGCTTTCGACGCTCAGGCCCCGCTCATCCCCCCGGCCATCGAAGCCATGGCCTCGCGCTGGGCCTTGTTCAGAAAAAAACCGACCACCGTGCCGACCACTTCGGCCAGATCGTCGGCCTCGAGCGCGTAGAACTCGTGGGGCAGGATCGCGGGAGTGGTGATGCGCGGGATCACGCGGGCGACCGCGTCTACATCGGCGGCCATCAGTTCGGTCAGTTTGGCCCCGCGCAGATCGCCGCCTTTGGGCTTGCGCACGATCACGCTCTCGACGGAGCCACCGTCGCGCACGATGGGTTGGCCGAAGGCAATGGTGACGGTTGCGGGGGAGGCAGGGGTGGGCTGCGTCATGGGAGGCGATCCTGTGAGGAGAAGGGCAGCGGTCGGGCAGATCCCCTGCCGACAGGACCGCCTTGCTGTCGGCAGGGGGGCCGGGCAGGAGACTGCCCGGAACGGAAAAGCAGGGGACGGGGAAGCGCGATCAGCGACCGAGCGCGGCGCGGATGTCGGCGTAGCGGTCGACGCCCATGACGATGAAGATCATGTTGATCAGGTCGATCTCGATCCAGTCGACGCCATCGACGATCAGGCGGTAATAGCTGCACGCCATCTTGTACTTGTGGACGGTGTTGTCGCCCGCCTTGGCATTGCCGAAGTCGATCTCGGTGTAGCGGCCCATGCACACGACCTCGATGGTCTTGACGGTGCCGGTCTGGTCTTCCTGATAGGCGCCCACGAAGCGGACGAGGGCACCGGCGAGCGCGGTGGTGCCGAACTGGGCGAGCGCGGCCTGAATGAGGCCGCCCATGGAAAACTCGAACTCGAGCTTGTCGAGGCCCATGTCGATCGGCACCTGACCGAGCATGCCGCCCCCGCGCCAGTCCTCGGTCTTGATGACGAGCTTGGGGATGGTCACTTCCTCGGTTTCGGCCAGATGGCCAAGGCCGTCGAGAAGCATGTCCATTTGCTTGAGCTTGAAGGGGAACCCCATGGGGAATGCTCCTGGTTACGAGGCCAGCTGGCTGGCAAAATCGGCGTAGTAGCGGGCGGTCACCCGCTGGTTGAGTTCGAGGCCTTCGAGCGGGGCGACGCCGGTGAAGTCGTAGTCGAGCACGGCCTTGCCAGCGGCCAGATCGGCCTCGGCGTTGAGCGCGGGGTCGTACCAGCACGCGCCGCCGATCAGCCGCCCTTGCGTGACATACGTACGGATGCGGGCGTTGATGGTCTCGATCACGTCCTTGACCAGATGGATGGTCATCGGCTTGTCGCTGGCCCAGGCGAGGCCCTGCGCGATCTCGTCGGCCAGAACCTGCGAGGTGCGCACCACGCTTTCGAAGGCATAGAGCGGCTCGCTCGAACAGGTGCGGTTGCCCCAGTAGCGATAGCCACCGGCAAAGCGGACCAGCGTGGTGATCCCGGCGGCGTTGAGCAGGGCCGCGTCGGTGTCCTCGCTCCCGAAGTCGAAGGTGACGTCGACAGCAATGCCAGTGACCCCGGTGACCGGGACGTTCGAGATGGTCTTGTGCCAACCCGTGTCGGCATCGATCCGGGCGCGCAGGCCCATGGCGCGGGCCACGGCGTCGCCCGCAAAGGATGCGCTCCAGTTGGGCCAGATCATCATCATCTCGCGCTCGCCGAAGTTCGCGCGATAGGTGATCGCCTCGGCCACGCTCGCACCTTGCCCGGCAAAGTAGAGGAAGCCGCGCAGCTTCTTTGCCACCCCGGCAAAGTGCGCGGTGACAGTCTGGGTGTCGAGGCCGGGGGCACCCAGAATGCGCGGGCGCTGGCCGGTCTCCATCTCGGCGCCGAGCAGCAGGTCGATGCCGGCCATGGTCACCGTGTCCTGATCCTGGGCATCGACACCCACGCGCACCAGCACGATCACCGGGCTGGCCTGATCGGCAATCGCGGCCAGCGCCTGGGGCAGGGTGCCGGTCTTGCCGATCGTGGCAAGCGCCTTGCCGACGTCGGTGATCAGCACGCGCGCGCCGAGCGGGAAGGCTGCGTCCGGGGCATCGGGCGCGGTGCCCACGATGCCGATCACGGCGGTCGAGAGCGAGGCGATCGAGCGGGCGCCATCGGTAAGGAAATTGGTCTTGATGCCGTGCAGCATGGGGCTCTCCTGATCAGGCGGCGAGACGGGTGAGGGGGATGGTCAGGCGGGTGAGGGCATTGGCCGTGGTGCCCGCGCGGGTGCCGGTGATTTCGGTAACGGCCCGGCCCGTGGCCAGATCGCCCGAGACGGTCACCTGCCGCACCGTGATGCGCGGTTCCCACCGGGCGAGCGCGAGGGCGATGGCCATCGAAGCGAGCAGGAAAGTCGCGCGGTTGAGCGGGCGGTCGACCAGTTCGGCGAGCAGGCAGCCATAGTCGCGGCGCATCACGCGGGTGCCCAGCGGGGTGGTGATGATGTCCTCGCACGACTGGGCAAGGTGTTCGTCGCCCGAGAGTATGGCGCCACTCGTGCGGCTCATGCCGGTCAGCGTGCCCGAGCTGGCCGAGGTCGTCGCGGCCATCACAGGGGACCGCCGCTCTGGCCCGAGCCACCCTGCACGCTGCCGTGCCGGTGGGTGGCAAGGCTGATCCCGGCCCCGGTCACGTTGCCCTGCGCGGTGATCGTGCCGCTCACGGCCAGATCGCCGGTGAGGGCCAGTTTGCCACCATCGGGCAGGACGAAAGCCAGAACATGGGCTTGCGGATCGTAGGACAGCACCGCGCCGTCGCGGAACCGGACGAGGTCGGTCACCCCGTTGCCGGGCAGGGGGAAGGCGTCGCAGGTGATGCCGCCCAGCGCGATGGCCGCGCCGATCTCGCCCGCCGGGCACAGCACCAGCACCTGTTCGCCCACGGCGGGCGGCGCCCAGACGCGGGTCTGGCCCATGCGCGGCGCGGCCCAGCGGATCGGGCCGGTGCGCAAGTTGTCGTCGATCTCGACCACGCACGTTCCGGCGGCCAGATCGACCGAGACCACATGGCCAAAGCGGATCAGTTCGTCGGGATCGGTGAGGGTGCTTTCCGGGCTACGCATGGAGGCCCATTGGCCATGGCCGGGCGCATCGGGCCATGGGGCGCGGTTGTGAGAGCAGGCCTCACAACGCGCGCGGGTGGCACAGGGGCCGGGGCCGGGGTGATAGCGGGGCCATGGTATCCAGCACGTCCGCTCTCGACCTGTCGCAACTCGCCCCTCCCGAAGTGGTCGAGCAGCTTTCCTATGAGGCGATCCGGGCGGCGATTGTCGATCAGCTGGTGGCCGAACTGCCCGCATTTGACGCGACGGTGACCAGTGATCCGGCGGTCAAGGTGCTCGAGGTGGTCGCCTATCGCGAGATGCTGGTGCGCCAGCAGTTCAACGAGCGGGCGCGGCAGGTGATGCTGGCCTATGCCACGGGCAGCAATCTCGATCAGCTGGGCGCGCTGCTCGATGTGGGGCGTCTGGAAGGCGAGGCTGACACGGCCTATCGCGCGCGCATCCAGTTGGCGCCCGAGGCATTCTCGGTGGCCGGGCCTGCCAGTGCCTATCGGTTCTATGCGCTTTCTGCCGCGCCCACGATTGCCGATGCCAGCGTCGCCGCGCCCCAGCCCGATGATATCCGCGCGGTGGTCATGGGGTGTCTGGCCGCGCAAGGGGCCGGGTCCGAACTGGTCGCGGCGATGGAGGCCGCGCTCGA